GGATCTCTCCTCCCTCACAGGTCGATACATACCAATATCTTTGGTTTGTGTCGTCCGTCCCTCAAGCTGGAGTATTTGTGATGTCGAGAACCAGAACCTATGCCAAGTCCGTTACCAACGGTACTTGGAAAAGATTTGGTTCCACGTTTGGGCTAAACGGGGTTGCGTATGAAATTGGTCAATGCATCGACACGCCCGGTAAAGGGCTTGGCGATTGCATGCCGTTTCAAGTTGATAAAGACACCCTAAAGGGTGGCGTTATTAACGCAAATGTTAAAGATGGAGGGAATTTCTTTGTTCCCTACTTCGATAACTATACCGCAGATGCGTTCACTTTCAGTGGACGCCCCGTTTTTCCTCTCATCACATCTTATCCGGGAGAACAGTCGACTGCTGCTTATGGCAGTGCGGCTGTAGCAAGGACTTACCCAAGTCATCCTAGTGTTGACTTGGTGCAAAACTTGCTAGAAATCCGGGATATTCCTCGGGTTCTAATGTTGAGAGTTAAATCACTCTTAACAATAGCTCCTAATGAATATCTACGTCTTCAATTTGGGATTAAACCCTTGATTAAAGACATTCAGCGCACTCTTAATTGGGCCGAGCTCGTTCATAAACGGCTCGACGTGATTAAGAAATTGCGTGATACCGGAGGCTACCGGAAGACCGTGACGCTTGACAAGCTAACAGCTACTCAGCAGAATAATAACATTACCCTGCAGAGTGCCGGAGGAATCTTTACTGATTCCTTCGAAACTGTTGGCCATCGTATTATCCGTGGTCACGTCAGATATTATCCGACTACTGACTACAGTAAATACAGTCAACGCGAAATGTTGGCTATGGCTAAGCGCGCCGTTTTCGGCGTGGAGGTATCCCTCTCTGGATTATGGGAGGGTATGCCTTGGTCTTGGCTCATAGACTGGTATACGAATATCGGGGACCTGCTTATGCAGACCCGAAACACGATACCAGTAACCGTTCAGACTGTTGTGCTGATGCGGTCAACTACGTCAGAAAGTGTTACTCACAAGCAGATCGTCGGTTCAACGAACATAAGTTCGGGAACTGTCGTGAAATCTCGTAAGGAACGCTATCCGGCGTCGGCTTTTACTCCAGACGCTCGTCTGCCTTTGCTTAAGGCAGATCAAATGGGCATTCTAGCCTCGTTGATAGCGATGAAGGGTGCTGTACCCTACCATCTCTAACAATTTGGGCATTTGCCTTAGTTATGGCAATCCTGCCAGGCTAGAAAAGGAGTAGTACCATGTTTGCAGATCCTTCAGTTGTCACCATCAATGCGGTGGCCAAGAATCTCGTTCGTATCAATCAAGACAAATATTCATCTGAATATCTGTTGAGAACGACTACGGAAGAGTTCAGGCTGAACCTCAGGAACAGTTCGTATACTGATAAGAAGCGTGGTGTCGTAATTGATCGACATAACGTTGAACTTATCCATACGGTGTTCCCGGTCGCCCCTGCTACGCTTTCTATCATTAGAAAGACGTATACCGTTATTGAGAATCAACGGGGTGATACCCTCGTTGACCCTCGCAATGCGGCGCTAGGGTTATTCGCATTTTTGACAAGTGCGAACATCGACAAGTTGATGAACTTCGAGTCGTAATATGACCTCCTCGCAAGAGGGGGGGTATTACGAAAGCAACTCGAAGGGTGATTGAAGGAGCTGCGGCTTGGATCTTTAACCTCCAGAATAGGAGTCAAGATGAAAAGCCAAGTAAATGCTCTACTCCATGTCGTAGGAGGCATCATTACTGATGTCACCCTGACGTACCCTGAGCTTAAGGACAGTTTATCCAAAGATATGGATCGACTCACCCTTAACTGTCGAACTAGAGGTCTAACTACTTTTACGTTAGATCTCCCCAACTTAGAGTCTCTCCTTTTGAGAGGCCTCGAAGATGGGCGCCTATCACTAGAGGGGCCGTTATCAACGGCCGTGTCCTCTGTGACCAAGGTGCCGAGATTATTCTCGGGACTTTGGCTGCGCGTGTTTGACAGAGACTCAGCTTTGAAGCATGAGGTAGATGTCAACGCCCTTTTCTTTCTCCGACAACTTTTAGTTATCGGAAAGAGAATCGAGGTGGTATGCTCTGACGATCGCATTCAAGCGAAAGTGAGTGAGTACCATGACATCGAACGAAGCTTACGACGTCCCTCTTTTACTTGGGACGCCGATGAACTTCGACTCGAGAGATATGGAGATATTGATGTGGGTTTCACATCATTATCTACCGGAGGTACTCCTAGCGATAGGAGTAGCCAGCTCTTCAATCATCATCATCTTTACAATTCTTCCAGACAAGTTTTGGAGGAGTTACAAAGGGAGAATGATTGTGAAGCTATTCTCGAGAGGGAACATCCTGATGATAGTTACTGCTCTGTACACCTTGTACAAGCAGTTGACTACCAAGAAGCCGAAAGATCCCCCTACGGGACCCTCTACTTTGTAGAGAAGTCTTCGAAGGAGATTGATCAGCATCTTGAAGATGTTGCCATCCTCAATAAGATCCAAGAAGTTGCGGATCTTATTTTCGGAACCTTTGACGAGTTCGATCCAATTGCATTCAGCAGTTGGCTATACGAACGCGGAAAAGGTACCGGCTTCAAGCATGGCCCTGGTGCTGTTGCGGAACGATTGAAGAATCATGAGAAATCATGTTTCCCAAATTGGCCGCAAAAGCTTCAGAATACCTTTCCGTGGGAGCTCTGTGGGAAATCCATAGGTGCTAACACGGAGAAGCCTCCTTCTCACGAAGTGGCTTCGCGTCTGATCTGTGTGCCAAAGACCGCAAAAGGTCCACGGCTTATTGCAGCAGAGCCGACATCACATCAGTGGTGTCAGCAACTACTGCTCAAGTTCTTGTTTAATCAGTGTCGTGAACACTTCGGTGTTCATTTCATTGATTTCAAGGACCAGCAGAAATCAGGCGATATGGTTCTGAAAGCATCCCTTGATAGGGAGCTAGCAACGGTAGATCTTTCCGATGCTAGCGACCGACTTACGTGTTGGACCGTGGAGAGGATGTTTAGGACAAATAAGTCCTTACTTACCGCTCTGCACGCCGCACGTACGAGGTACATCAGAGATGATATTTCTGATGAGAAAAGCTTCCTGTCATTACGGAAGTTTGCCTCGCAAGGTACAGCTACGACGTTCCCAGTTATGAGCTTAGTGATGCTCTGTATTGCTCTAGGTTCAACCCTAGGCGCAAGAGAGCGTGTCACTTGGGCAAAGTTAAGGGAACTTCGAACCAAGGTTCGTGTGTTCGGCGATGATATTATATTGCCGACATACGGGTACGGGCGACTTGTGCGTTCCATGGAACTTCTTCAGTTGAAAGTGAATATGGCCAAAAGCTATATTCACGGACACTTTAGAGAGTCCTGTGGTACGGATGGATTCAAGGGTTATGATATTACCCCATCCAAGCCGAAAACACTCGTCGCCGACAGTCCGGCATCGTGCCAGGCTGTAGTAGACACATCCAACAACCTCTTTAATAAAGGATTGTGGTATGCATCAAGAACAGCCGATGACCAACTTCCTATATCGGTACGAAAGTACCTCAGGATTGTGGGTCGAAACGATGTTGGCTTCTCAGGTCTCTCTTCCTTTAGTGGAAGCGATGAACGCCATCTTAGGAAAAGATGGAATTCTCGCTTACATAGGGACGAGGTCAGAGTTTGGCACATTCAAAGCCATACTCAAGTATCTGAGAGAGCCGGATTCGACGGGCTACTGGACTTCTTTGCCAGAGCATACGATTCTCGCAACCCTAGGGTTGTGTCTGAATCCGTCGACCGGAGAAAGACGATCTCTCGTCTTTCATGGGAGCCCCAGAACACTGATGCTCGGATATCTATTAGACATCATGGAGTGTGATGATGTGTTAAAGATGACACATGATCAATTGCAGAGTGCAATTGAAAATGGTCGTCCTTTTCACTTGGACAAGCGAATGCTTGACCAAATCAACCCCATGGGTCTTGATATATATCCAAATGAGCTTCAGGACTCTCTAGCTGATTTTACTTACGTCTTAGATTATGATAAAATCTGTGACGAAGCACGTGATTCTCAAAAAGTGGACTCCTAACCTTCCTTTATGGAAGCTTGGATATCCACTATAATCACGTGTGATAAGTAATCATGCGAAAGAGCTACTGCTCTGGGTGGTTGGTCGATTCCTATCTCTTTGAATACCTCGAAAGAGGAATAACAAAGAGTAGGGCAGACCTTG